CAGGATGCGGACGTACGCCTCCCGGTACTTCGGTCGGCTCCTGCGAATCAGTTGATAACTCACGTCCGAGCCGCCTGCGTACGTGTCGATCGGCTGCGAACCCTTGAGAATCTTGACCTTCACGGAGGCTATCTGTGTCTTCTCCGTCGCTTGCTTGGCGACGATGGTGTCGAGGTTGAGCGCGGGGTCGAGGTACGGCCAGTCGAGCTCCATCCCGGACTCGCCGAGCGAGGCGGGACCGCCGGTCGCCTGCACTGCCGGACGCGCGAACCCGAGGATGCCCGCGACCTCGGTCGCCCATGACGGCGGGATCACTCCCGGGTTGTCGGTCGTGAGCTGGTCCGCCAGGACGCGAGCGAGGACCGGGTCGGAGTAGCTCGCGTCGAGGTACTCGCCGAAGGTCGCGAACCGCGCCAGCGGTCCGCCGTTCGCGGGTCCGCTACCGCGAGCCTCGAGGACCGCGAGCCGCTGGATCATGTCCGAGCGGAGGTCGTCGAGGTCGGCGGATCGCGCGAGGACGTCGACCCGTGCGCCCGGCGGGACCGGGTCGGGTGTCGGGTTCGGGACGGGGTCCGGCTCCGGGTCCGGGACGGGTCGCGGTTCACTCATGGCTGGTGCACTCCTCACTCCAAGGACCGCGGCTCCCTCGTAGGCTCCGCGCTCGACAATGCCGACCCGGACGAGGTTCGCCCGGGACCGTTCTGTGATGCCGTCCGCGGTCATCCGCGACCCACCATCGGCGGGTGCGAACACGACCGAGACTCGGCGGTAGACGCGGTCCCGGACGAGCTCGAGGAGCTCGTCGCCCGCGGCCGTTCGACTGACCCGGAAGGTCGCCCGGGGTCCGTCCTCGTGGTCGGTGATCGACACCGCCCGACCTGCGAGCCGGACGCCCGGCTCGGCTCCGTGCGGACCGATCGCCTCGAGGGTCACGGACTCGGGGTCGGTGTCACGGAACGCTCCGCGCATGAACCGCTCCCGACCTTGCGGAGTCTCGGCGACCTCGCCCCAGCGGAGGAGCCTCGCCTCGATCAGTCGCTCGGGTTCGGAGCGGACCTCGAGCTCGCCGCCGAGCTCGCGGGTCAACAGTCGGTCGGTCATGCGATCGCCTCCACCATTGCGGGACTCGGAGCGAGCTCGACCGGGACCCTCGGGGTCGACTCGACCGGGAGTCCGTGCCCGCGACGGACCTCCGGGAGCGTGTAGATGCCTGCGGCGATCGCCTCGGACTCCGTCCGGACTCGGTCCGCCTCGCCGAGCCGGAACAGCTCCCCGAGGTCGAACCGGACCGACTGGGTCGACGGGACCAGGTCGCTCATGCCTGCCTCGATCGGAGCGAGGTACTCCGGTTGTCCGGTCACCCGCATGAACGTCTCGAGCATCGCGGCGATGTTCTGGTACGTCAGCGAGGACCCGCCGAGCTCGACGAGGAGGAGCTCGGCCGGGACGATCCCGAAGATGCGAGCGACCTCGAGCGCTCCGAGTCGACGAGTCTCGAGGAGCTGGCTCGACTCCGGGTTCCCGCCTGTCTCGTGGATGTCCCACCCGGCCGACAGGACCGCGGGCGAGTGGTCGAGGTGGTTCGCGATCCACTGGTCCTTGGCTTCCCGCGCTTCCTTCCCGTTCATCGGTCCCGAGAACTTGAGCGTCACCGATGGCACCGCTCCGTTCGCGAACCACTCCGCCGCGTACAGCTCGGCCGCGATGATCCGGTCGAACGCGTCCGCGTTGGTGTCGAACTTGCTCGGGACCAGGAGCTCGTCCGGCCGCCGACCTGGTAGCTCGATGTGCAGGAGGTCGCGACCCGGGACCAGGTCGACGCCTCGGTGACTGTCGCGGTAGGTCCGGAATAGGTGCGACTCGTCCCACGCGACGACCACCCGCTCGAACGGCATCACGACCGCGGTGTCCGGGTACCCGGCCGAGTTGCGTCCGGTCGCCGGGAGCCACACGTACGCGTTCGAGTGGTCGAACAGCTCGCCCGCGAGCGAGCCGAGGAACCCGTCCCGGGTCGTGCCCGGTTGCGGGCGGACGATGACCCGCGGTTGCTCCGCCATCGGGTACCCGTCCCGCCATGAGACGAGCTCGAGCTCCGCGACGAGCGACACGATCAGCGAGCGAGCTCGAGCGACCGCCGGGATCGACTGGTAGTCACCGAGCCCGAGGTCGCGGGTCGACTCGTAGGCGATCCGTCCCTCGAGGTCGGACTCCGAGGGTCGCGGGAGCCAGAGTCGCCGCCATGCTTGCGCGAATCCCTCGAACACGGACGGAGCATACCGTGCGAATCTCGCAGCGCAATCGGCGATCCCGTGCGAATCACCTACCGCCGGCGGATCCCGGGCCCGAGTGATTCGCACGGATCAGTAGATTCGAGCCTCGAGCCTCGGAGCCGTCGACCACCCGTACCGCGCGAGGGTCGCCGCGATCAGCGGGCTCGGGTCGGTCCCGCTCGAGGGTCGAGCCCACACCCACGCGTCACCGGAGCTCCGTCGCCGAGCGGCGACGACCGCGTCGTCGAGCGCTGGCTGACCCCGGTGCGCGATCCGCCCGGTCGCGACGTCGTCGAACACCTGCCCGCAGGCGGCCGCGTACTGACGGGCGGTCACCAGGACGAGCGGAGGAACCCGCGGGAGCCGCGACAGGTCGGTGACCAGCGAGCCCGCGGGACCGGACGGGTCGACGGTGACCGCGACCGGCGACCAGCGCTCGAGGAGCTCGCCGAGCCGCGGGACCAGCCAGTCGGTCCCGGCTCGACGGTCGACGACCTCGAGGTGCACCCGCCCGTCCGACCGACCCGCGGCCGCGGCGATCGACGCATGACCGCGATCCGGTGCGACGTCGACCCCGAACGCGGGAGGCGTCGAGCTCCCGGAGGCGGGATCGAGACAGGCGACCCAGGACGCGAGGTCGAACACTGGCGTACCGCCCGGCGACCAGCGGTTGAGGTACGCCCGCGCGAACTCGCCCTCGTCCATCGCCTCGCGATCCGCGCGGACGGTGTCGAGGTCGATCAGCTCGCCGAGCGCGGGCATCGCGGCCGACCAGGTCGCAGGGTCGTCGACGTCCGCATCGTCGGGAGCCGACCACTCGAAGTAGGCGACCCCGGAGCGCTCGCCCGCCTCGACCCGAGCGCGGCCGTCCTCGACCCGCTCGCGGAGGAACGTCGACTCGTCGGTCCCGGCGGTCGACACCACCCAGAGTTGAGCGAGCGGACGGGTCAGCATCGCCGGACGGAACGCCTGCACGAGCCGGTCGTCGACCTGCGCGAACGCCTCGTCGATCACACCGAGGTCGAGCGTGAACCCGTGCCCGGACTTCTCGCCGCTCGCGGTGATCTGGTGCACGGAGCCCGTCCGCCAGCGGATCGCCTCGGAGCCGTTCGACCGGCGGACCCGGTACAGGCGACGGAGCGGCGACCCGTCGAGGACCTCGACCTGCTCGGACCACTTCTCGCGGGAGTGGTTCCGGTCCTGCGCGGTGTACAGGATGCGCTGCGCCCGAGCGTCGACTCCGCCGAGCGCCCGGTGCACCATCACCGGGAGGAGGAGTCCGGCGGTCTTGCCTTGCTGCCGCGGGACGGTCACCCGAACCTCGCGGTACGCGGGACGGCCGTCCGGCTCGAGCTCGAACGCGACGTCGAGCACGGTCCGTTGCCACTCGAGCGACGGAGCTCCGAGGATCGCCCCGACCCGAGCGACCGCCTCGCCGAGGGTCGGCCGACTAGGTGTGCGAGGTGTCGCGAAGCGAGGCGGGACGGAGCGAAGCGAGGAACGCATCGAGCTCGTCGGACTCCGGAGCTGGTCGACCTGCGAGGAGGCGGATCGCCTCGAGGTGTACTCGAGCGACAGTCGCCGCGACGTACGGGCTCGGAGCATGATCGAGCGCCCGAGCCGTCGACCTGGCGGCCGCGATCAGCGCGGCGTCGATCGCCTCGAGCCGGTCCGCCTCCCGTAGTGCCCGGATGGTCCGCTCGAGCGCGGCCGAGTTGCGGGTCGGAGCATGAGCTCGGTACAGGAGCTCGAGCTGCGACGGGTCCCGGCTCACCGCTCCCGCCGGATCACCGGAGGCGGTGACCATCGCCGAGCGACCTCGGTCGCGAACGGGTCCTCGGCCGCGGATGCCTCCCGGGTCCGGACCTCGCGGACGGTGTCGACCTGGTTCGCGGTCAGGAACGCGGCCGGACCGCGCGAGTACAGCCGGTCCCGCTCGTACCAGCGCTCCGCGAGGCTCGGCTCCGGCGGATCGGGCTCGGTCGTCCCGTTCGAACGCTTGTTCTGTTTCATTCCGACCTCGTCCTACACCTTGGGGGAGAGATTGTGGCGGGAGTGCCGCCGGGCGAACATCTGCCTAGAAAGACGGCCCCCGCTCGGGGTCGAGCTCGACGCGAACGCGACCCGCGGCCGTGATCCGTCGCACGATCCGCGCGAGCCCGGACTCGCCTCGCCTCGTCGCGACGGTGTCCTCGAGGAACCCTGACCGGCTCAGCTCCGAGCACCTGGTCGCGTACTCGGACCGCATCGACAGGTTCGCGAGGTCGGCCGCCTCCTCATCCGTCAGCCCGTCCGGGTGGTCGTAGTGCGCGACGAGGAGGCGGTACCTCGCCGAGCCCGGGTGCACGGCATGAGCTGCTGCATGGCTGGTGTGTGGGTCGTCCCGCCTCGCTTGACCGTGGTCCTCGAGCAGGTCCCACAGGTTCATGGTCGCGGGACCTCCGAAGTGGTCGGAGGGTTCGGCTCGTCGAGGCATCACCTACCAGGACCTCGAGGAGGAGCCGAGCCCGCGACCCTTCCGGAGCCCGACCTCGAGCCCGCGTCGAGCGTTGCAGGCTCGACAGCTCGGGACCAGGTTCGCAGGGTCGAGCACTGCGCCTCCGTCCGCGATCGCGACGACATGGTCGAGCTCGCTCGAGGGTCGGCCGCACCAGTGGCACGGGAGCCCGCGGATCGCACGGCTCGCTCGACGGAACGCTCGCCGGTCGTACGCGCTCACTCGTCGACCCTGGTCGGGTCGGACGGTCCGAACTCGAGTGGCGGGTGGTTCGTGGTCCCATCGGGGAGCACACCGCCGGTACCCCACCGCACGACCTCGAGGTCCGGGTGCCCGAGTAGGTCCTCGATCGCGACCTGACCCGGGCTCGGTCCGTCCTCGGGCTCGAAGGTCCGAGCGACCCACTCGAGCGCGGCGATCGCACCCGCGCGGTAGGTGTCTCGGTGCGCGTCCGACAGGTCCTCGAACCGGAACCGGTCCGGGCGGACGATCGCGTGGTACAGCTCGCTCGCGAGCTGGTCGACGAGCTGGTCGGCGGTCAGCATCAGTGCACCCGCTCCCCGATCCGCCATCCGCCCGCCCAGCGGTACCGCTCGAGGACGAACCGCCTCGGGTCCGATCCCGTCCGAGCTGCCTCCTGGTAGGCGGTCGCGACCTCGAGCTCGGTCGTCCAGTCCTGCCGACACTGGTCGCAGAGGTACGAGTCCTCGACCCGAGGAGCTCGTCCGCATCGAACGCACGGACGGGTCATTCGACGAGGGTCCCGGAGGAGTCGAACCGCATCGGGCGGTCGATCCGCTCGAGCTCGAGGTCGTTCGGGTCGAGTCCGTACCCTCGGAGGAGCTCGTCCTCCGTGAGGATCGGGAGGGACTCGAGGGACCTCGCTGGCGGGTGGGAGCCGCGGGTCCTCGAGCCTACCGAGCCTGTCGAATCGGCTCGCGGTGCAGCCCGGAGCCGACCGGAGCAGAGGTCCCGCAAGAGGTCGCGAACGGTCCCGGAGTTGTCACCGGGATTCGGGAGGTTGTCCACCATCGAGTCACCGCTCGTCCACAGTCTCGAGCTCGGCCGCTCGCTGACGGGCGACGTAGGCGTCGACCGAGTCCGTGGTGATCATCGCGGCCGCTCCGATGTGGAACCCGTCGAGCTCGCCGCGCTGACGGAGCCGCTGCACTGTCCACCGGCTGACCCCGAGGTACCGAGCCGCCTCGAGGATCGGGAGCCCGAGCGGGCGGATCGCCTCGACGGGCGACGGCCGAGCGACGGCGGTCGGGTGGTCGAGCCAGGTCGTCTGTCGGGTCGCGGGCACTGCGTCCTCCTCGCTGGTGTCCGCGGAGGAGGGTCCCGGTCCTGGTCCGCGGTCGGTGTCTGTCGCGCTCGGGTCCTGGGGTCGTCAACGATTCCAGACGACCGCCGGACCCGTCAACCTCACCGCTCCGCCTGCACCGCCTCGCTCCGCCGATGGTGTATCCTACTGGTGGCCGTTGCAGCCAGGACCGAACACCGACAGGAGCTCACACCATGCCGAACCCGAACCCCGTCCGCCGAACCCGTCCGGCGACGTCACCCGACCAGGACCTCCCGCGCGGGATGACCCGCCATTCGAGCGGGCGGATCATGTACCGCTGGACGGAGTCCGGCGACCGACACACCGTCTACGGCCGGACCCCGGACGAGTGCCTCGCTGCCCGGTTCGCTCCGGCGGTCGAGGTCGTCGTCGACGACCGGACGACCCTCGCCGAGTACCTCGAGGTCTGGCTCGGCGGACTGACCCTCCGATCGAACACGATCGCGAACCACCGCTACAACGTCGAGCGCTGGCTCGTGCCCCTGTTCGGGACCCGGGTCCGACTGAGCCAGGTCGAGCGCGAGCTCGTCCGGGTCAAGCTGGTCGAGCTCCGCGCGACCCGGACCCGCCTCGGGACCCTCCCGGCTCCGAACACCGTCCGCCATGCACTCGCGACCCTGTCGGCCGCGATGAGCTCAGCGGTCGAGGACGGGCGGATCGCGTCGAACCCGTGCCGCGGGCTCGAAGCGAACACCGCCGAGGACGCTCAGTCCCGCATCGGGATCGAGCACGAGCTCCCGACCGAGCTCGAGCTGCGTCGAGTGATCCGCGCGGCCGCGGGCGACGACCGGGTCCGGCTCCTGCAGGTCGCCGCGGCGACCGGGCTCCGTCAGTCGGAGCTCCTCGGGCTCGCGATCGAGGACGTCGACCTGGTCGGGCGGTACCTCCACGTCCGCCAGTCGCTCCGCCGGTCGGACCGGAAGGTCGGCCGCGTCAAGAACCGCGCGAGCGATCGGTACGTCCCGATCCCGCGAGCGCTGGTCCCGGTCCTCGAGGCTCAGCTCCTCGAGGTCGAGCGGCTCGAGCTGGTCGCGGGCTCGACCTGGTCGAACCCGTCCGGGCTCCTGTTCACCGGACCGAAGGGTCAGCCGGTCGTCGGGTCGACGGTGACCCACTGGCTCGAGGACCTCGCCCGGGCGGAGCTCGGCCGCTCGTACCGCTGGCACGACCTCCGCCACTTCTACGCCTCGAACCTGCTCGCCTCGGGAGTCGGGATCGAGCTGGTCGCGAAGTGGCTCGGGCACAGCTCGACCGGGATCACGTTCGCGACGTACTACCACGTCATCCGCGACGACCGGAACCAGGACCGCGCGGAGCTGGCGGGAGGCGTCCTCGCGATGTGACCGCGTACACCAGCGGTACACCACGGAGCCCGGGCTCGTTCATGGGTACGACCCGGGCTCCGTCATGTCCGCGGGAGCTTGGCTCGGCGGAGCTCGAGCCGGGAGCCGTTGCAGCTGACCGAACGACCTCGCCGAGCGAGGCTCGACCGCGGACGAGCTGACCGTAGCACGGCTCCCGAGTGGTGTACGAATGGTGTACGACCGGGAGGCGATCGCCGGCGATTCGGCCGATTCCCTCGTGAATATGGTCGGGGCGACAGGATTCGAACCTGCGACCACCAGTCCCCCAGACTCGCGGGACCGTGCTCAGCGGGTCCGGTTCGTGCTCAACCGCGGAGCTCGGCGGGTCCGATTGGTTCCGAATGATGGTGTCGAATGGTGTACGAATGGTGTACGCCTGACCGCCCCCAGGATGCCCCAGGACGGCCGCTAGCCTCGCGGTCGACGAACCATCCGCCCGACCAGGACGAGCCCGGCCGCGATGGTCCCTAGCCCGCCAGCGCGAACCTCGAGCGGTACGTCCGGAGCGACGAGGAGCGCTCCGGCGACGACCAGCCCGAGCGCGATCGCCGCGAGCCCGCCGAGCTGCTCAGCGCTCACCGCCAGAGGAGCTCGCGCCAGCCTCGGCGGTCCCACTCGCGCGGTGTGTCGATCGCGTTCGCCGCGGCCGCGACCGGGTCCGGGACCGGACCTCGACCCCACACCGCGCCCGGGTCGTCGCACTCCTCGACGAGGTAGGCGATCGACGAGGCGGTCGAACCGACCCACGAGCTCGCGGACCAGACTCCGCCCGCGATCGGTCCCGGCGGTCCGACGTAGCGGACCCACTCGCCGACCTGGTCGTCGAGCGCTCCCTCCCGGCCGCGCTCCTCGGCGACCCGCTCGACCGCCTCGAGGTCGACCGCTGGTCCCGCCGGAGGCGGTGTCGGTGTCGGTGTCGGCGGAGGTGTCGCCGGAGGCTTCTCACCGACCGCGAACGCGATCGACGATTGCCACGCCTCCGCCCACGAGCGGATGCTCGACTCGCTGACCCACTGCCAGCCCGACGCGAGCGGGTCGCCGAACAGCCAGGACCCGCCCGAGTGCTCCTCGGGACTGATGACGCACCCGTGACCACCCGAGAACGCCTCGGAGCCGGGCACATTGCCCTCGCCTTGAATCACGATCGCCCGACCCTCGCTCCGAGCCGTGCGGACGGCCGACCAGCCCGCGCCCGACTTGATGGTCAGGACCTCGCCGAGCTCCTCCCACGCGTCCCGGACGTCGTATAGGTCCGTGCCTCCGCTGAGGTCGCTCTGTCCGGAGTGGCGGAGGTCGCCGCCCCACGGAGCCAGCGCTCCGCGCGGTTGCTGGTACGCGAGCGCCATCGCGCCCGAGCTCATGGTGCAGTTTGCCCACCCGTGGTCGGTCCCGGCCGAGCTCGACTCGCCGCCTCCCGGCTCGCGCGGGTCCTTGCTCGGGTCCTGCGGCCGCCATGCAGCCCGGAACCCTCCGCCAGTGTCGCCCGCCTCGTCGACCTGGTAGCTCGTCCACGGCTCCCGGCCGCGGATCGGTCCGACCCGCCGGACTCGGAGCGCGATCGCGAGCCAGCGCGG